ATCCTGGTAGGTCATGCGTCAGGCGTCGAAGGCTTGCTTTAGGCCCGGGATGACGCGGCCCTGCCCGTTCTTGTACTCGGCCCATTCGACGAAGCCGCGGATCATCGTCACGTCGTTGGCAAATCCGGTCAGCTCCAGCCATTTCTTGAAACCGTTGACCGCGATCTCCATGCCGTCGATGATCTCGGCCGTCAGCGCAAGCTTGGTCTGCAACTCGGGTCCGAAGAAGCGCATGGCTTCGACCGCGCCGCCGCGCGACGGGCCCTGCTCCAAGGCGTTCATGATCAGACTGCGCGCGGTCGCACCACCATCGCTGTGCACGGCCTTGCGCAGCGCGTTGCGGAAGCGCGCATCGACGTCGCCGCGGATGTGTGCGACCTGATCCTTGACGAAGGCGGTCGCGCCGTCCTCGCGATCGAGGCGGATGTGGCCGGGCTTCACGCCTGCCTCACATATCCCGGCGGCAGAATGATCTGCGGCGGTTGCCGCGTCATGATCTGCTTGCCGATCAGAAGCGCCCTGAATTGCTTCTCACGCTGCTCCAGCCCCTGCGCGAGGATCGACCAGCGGATATCGCCGCGGAAGCATGTCGCCAACTGCCGCATGCCGCCGGTCGCCTGCCGGATACCGTCCAGAAAGCGCTGGCGGGCGCGCTTCCACGCGTAAGGGTTACCGCGGGCGCCCTGCGTCTCCAATTGCTTCATAACGAGATCGACGCTGGCAAGCTTCGACGCTTCGAGTCTGACCTTGTCGAGCAGTTGCCCGACCTCCTTCCACTTGTCGCCGTCCTGCGGCTCCTGCTTGGCCAGATGCATGCAGGCGTCGGCGCTCATCTTCAGCCCTTCGATGACGCGTTCGTAGGATTCCTTCTCGATCATCCGCGTGGCGGTCGGATGCTTGAGCGGATCGCCGTCGGCGCCGAGCACGACGAGGTTGTTGTCGTCCTGCTGTTGCATCTCGCTCATTGCGTCGCCGTGCCTCCGGTCATCGGCATGCCGCCCTGCCCCAGCATCAGCTGCAGCGCCGACAGTCCTCCTCCGACGTCGGTCTCCGACAAGTCCTTGCCGGCGCCAGCGACAGCGGGCGCGACGTTCTCGGCAACATGCGCCTGGTTGGCGGCCTGCTGCGCCTGCGCGCGGGCCTTGCGCACGGTCTTGATCTGGTCGTCGTTGGCCCAGACTTTCGCGGGGAAGTCGAGCGCATCGCCGTATTCGTGGATGAACTCGTCCTTGTCGAAATTGTCGAGGGTGCCCGGGAGAACCGCCTCCATGCGCCCCGCCATCGAGATGGTGCGCTCCATCGAGCCGGTTTTGACTGCTTCCTGGATCTGCGCCAGTTTCGAGGTGAACTTGATCGCGATCGGCAGGCCTCTGAGCGATGGCGGCTTCGGCGGCACCAGGCCGCGACGCGCCATGATCGACACGATGCGGGTCATGGCGATCGCATCCTGGCGCAAATTGCGCTCGATCACGGGCCCAAGGCGCAAGAGCTTCTCGCCGCGTCGCTCGCTTAATTCCAGTTCGTTGCGCGGCTGCACGCCTTCCATCTGCGAGATCATCAGGAACACGTCGTTGTAGAACCAGCGCTCGATGCGCTGCTGGATCGCCACGATCAGCTTTTCCATGGCGTCGATCTGCGGATTGACCGTGTAGGCCGGACGCATGCCGGTATCGCGGCCGAGATTCGGCACATAGGTCAATTTGCCCGGCAGGATCGAGGCCGGCTGGTTCTTCATGTTGACGTCGGCCAGCATCGGCGGGCGCACCATCTTGTCGATGGCCTCCGCCAGGCGCAGCTGCATGCGGTTGAGCTGCATGATGTCGGGCAGCGCATCCATGCCGGGACAGCCGCGGCCGTAGGGTTCGTTCGAGCGCACATTCCAGAGCGAGGCCGTGAACGGCTTCTCGTGGAAGCCGCGGACCGACAGCGGCTTTGGCGTCGTGTTGCCGCGCAGCCAGTAGTATTCGCGCCAGGTGTAGTTGCCCGGCACCACGCCGAGCCGCATGTTGCTCTGGCCATATTGCGTCGCCGGATAGTTCGGCTCGATCGAATGGCCGACGATGAACTCGGTCTCGAGGTTCGATCCCTTGCTGTTCCAGAGATCGCCAACCGGCGTCCCCTTCAAGGCGTCGGGCCCGAAGAAGGCCATCATCTGCCGCGCGGTCATGGTGAACTCGCGGTTGAAGACGCTGGTCGAATTGGTGCCGTCGTTGGCGAGATAGTATTCGCCCGCGCAGGGCACCTGACAGTTGATGACGGTGTCGCGATGCTCATAGATCAGCATCGTCGAGGTGCCGAAGGCGATCTCGTCCTCGTAATACTGATGCTTCGCGTCGTAGTAGTTCGATTCCGCGAGCACGTCGTAGATGCGCTGCTGGAAGTCGTTGAGCCAGCGCTTGGCGGACGCGTCGGGCTCGAAGCCGGGGACCGCGACCTTGGCGCGGAACCATTGCTTGGTCGGCGAGCACAGCCCATCCATCAGGCCCGCGGCGCAGACGTAGAGCGCCTGCGGCGGAGTGGAATCGACCACGGCCTGATTGATCGGCAGGCCCCGCGTCATGTTGTTGGGCGTGACGAGCCAGTGGTAGCGGCGCGGCAACAGGTTGGCAGCGATCTCGCCCCAGTGTTGCCACCATGGCGTTCGCCAGTTGCGCAGGCCCTGGAGCACCTGCTCCAGGTAAATGCGCATGTCCTCCCAATCCCGGTCCGGCGCCCATGCGACTTCCGGCACCAGCGCAGGCGCCGATGCCAAGAGCGATGGTGAGGCCTGGGTATAGAAGGGCTCGCGCAGTGCCGCCGCGGAAAACCCCTGCATGGACTAAGCGGGCCCCAGCGACTGATTGGCCTTGGGCGGTGCGGTGATGTCGCCCTGCGGTCCGGTCGCGAGTGTCTGGCCGGCTAGTCCAGCTGCTTTCTTCGCCTGATTGACACCAGCGGCCTGCACGCCGGCATTGGCCATGGTCGGCGCGATCGGCGCCGGCGGCAGCGGTGGCGGCGCGGGGGGGGGCGGCGCGGGTGCGGGAGGTGGCGGGCTATCACCGCCGCCGAAGATCATGCCCATCCTCACACCCTCGCGTAGGGATCATATTCGGCCGCAAAGGCCGGCTGCTCGTGGTCGCGCGCTTCCATCTCCAGGCGGACGAGATCGGAGACTTCGAGCCTGTCGAGAACGGCACACGCCTGTTCTTCGGTCAAGCGGTCGCGCTCCATGATGCGCGTCACCAGCTTTCTCTGCAGGCCTCTGTCAATTACCGCGCGCATAGGGGTTGTAGTCGCTCGTGAAGTTGGGCGTCTGGATGAAACGGTCCGAGTGATCGGACGGACCGACGGGATAGGCGAAGGTGAGAGCGAGCGCGTCGCCGTCGTCGGGTGATGCCAGGCCGCGCTTCTTCATGTGCTCTTTCTTTTCGAGGATCACAGCATCGCGGCCGTCCTTCATGGTGTAGCCGTACTCGACTGCGGTCAGGTCTTCCTTGAGCTCGGGATCGTCGTCGATCATGCCGCCGGCGAGCCATTCGCGCATGGTACCCCACATCTCCGCGCGCTTGTTGGCATAGGAGATGCGGCTGTCGCGACCGACGTCGTCCTTGTCCGCCGTCGCGCCGAACTGCACGTCCGTGATCGGTAGTTTCAGATAGCGGCAGCGGTCGACCACGCCGGCGCCGAGACCGCCGCCGTCGATGAAGATCGCATCGAACTGATACTGCTGATGCAACTCAGCGACCTTGGCCGCGAGCTGCATGGTGTCGAGCCCGCGAAACTTCAGCGGCTTGATCGAGCGTGCGTCACGTCCACGGCGCACACGCAACACGCTCTTGTCGTCGCCAAACCGCGCTACGTCGACGCCGAGCACCAGCGCATCATAGATCGATCCGGAGGCGTCGCGTGATGACGCTGCGGCGGCCTCGACCAGATCGGCGGGGATGAACTGCATCGAGCCGGCACGCGGAAACACGCCCTTGACGCGCACGCGGAAGAAGTCGGAATCCTCGCCGTAGTCCTTGGCCCACTCGGCGATCTCTTCCTTGTTGGTCATGCGCGCGTTGCGGCTGTCGACCTGGCGCGCGGACCAACGATGATGGAAGCGACCGCCCGAAAAACACTCGCGGAACCGGCCAGTGTTGCGCGTGGGGTTGCCGAAGACGGCCCACAGGATCTCGGTATCCTTGTCGGTCAGCGCGCCTTCCGTGGTTTCCCAGATGATGTTGGGGATCACGGAACCTTCGTCGAACACGACGACGATGCGCTTGCCTTGGTTGTGCAGGCCGGCGAACGCTTCCGTGTTGTTCTCGCTCCACGGAACGCAGTCGATGCGCCACGTCTTCTCGTGCTCGGGATCGACCGCATACAAAGCCGTTGAGGTCAGCGCAAACCAGTGGCCGCAGATGCAGAGCCGATGCCACTTGGCAAGCTCGGCCCAGGTCTTGGTCTTGAGCTGCAGCAGCGTATTGGCCGTGACCACGCCGCGGGTATCGACGCAGGTCGCAATCGCCCACATCACGATCCACGAGACCAGCGCGGATTTGCCGACGCCGTGGCCTGATGCGACCGCGATCCGTATCGCGGTTTCGAGCGAAGCGCCTTTCTTCAGCTCTTCGCCGATCGTCTGCAGCACGTCGCGCTGCCAGACGTCCGGGCCTTCGTGGCTGGCGAGTTCGCCGATACCCCACTCGAACGCAAACAGCACGAAGCCGAGCGGATCATGCTCGAAAGAGGCGACAGCGTCGACCAGATCAGCTTCCGGATCGCTGCTCTTCTTCGCTTCTTGCTTGCCTGACACGCTGCTTCGCCGCGTTCAATCGTGCGGCCAATCCGTCGATTACCTCGATTGCGCCGTTCGGGCCGCCTCCTTCCAGCTTCACGCGCTGTGCCTTCGGCGGCTCGACGTGGTCCTTGAGTATCTTGTTCGCCGCGACCTTGTCGTGAAACTTGATCTTGGGGCGGCCGTCGGCATCGAAGCCGATCTCCGAAATCGCGTAGACCTGGTCCTTGGTCAGCTTGGCCACATCGACGCCGATGAACTGACCCTTCTCGTCATACTGCAACTGATCGTAGATATTGACGCCCGCGATCTTCTTGAAATTGGACAGCATCCACGCCTGATGGATTTCGGCGAGATCGGCTGCCTTTCGCTTGTGGCGACTGAGCTCGACCTGCGCGCGCGGATCATCAAGGATGCGCCGACCGTTGCCGTGGTGCGGCTTGTATCTAACCTTGCGCTGCGCTTCCTCGATGTCGAGGCAAATGCAGT